ACAAATGCCGATCGGGTCGAGTTCGAGTTCAATGCCGCAGTCCTCTTCGTAGGACTCCAGATAATCGAACAGGGCGAAAAGAGCGGGGCGGGTAAATTGACTCTCCCGGCCAGCGGCGCGGAAAGCTTCGACGAATTGATAGGACGTGACGGTTTGCTTCATGGGATTTTATGCTTTTGATTCGGGTTTGATTACCCGCCGGAGGCTACCGTTGCCGATAGCCTCGCGCGGGGAATCAGAGCTTGGTGATTTGATGCAATGCGGATTCAATGTCACGCCGTAGACCGGACCGAATCGAATCGGCCAGTTTCAATGCGGCGTCCATTATCCGTTCCGCCTCGTTGCGAGCATCCAAGATAATCTTGTCACGCTCACGCATGGCATCGGCGCGCATTTCCTCGCAACGGCGCGTGCAATCTTGGATTGATGCGGAGGCTAGGACTCCCGGTTCAATGTCTGATTGAATGTCGGATTCGATGAAGGGGATTTGCTCACGCAACCACGCGCCGCAGTAGCTGTCGGAACCGAGACTGTCGGCGGCGGCGGTAAGGATTTGGATTTCTTCGGATTTGGTTTTCATGGGGTTTGCTTTTGATTCGGCGTAATTGCCGATTGCAGGCTACGGTTTCCCATAGCCTGTCTATCGGGAATCAAACCAATTCGGCGTAGGAATAGCCTTTCAAATCGAATCGAATCGAATCGGCAACGCCGGATTCGAAAGCCTCCCATAATTCGTTGGCGTCATCGCTTTCGTTGAATTCATGGGCGATGAATTCGAAGGGGGAATATTCACGGGAATTGATTTCCGCAGCGTAACAAAGGCATTCGTGATATTCGGCGATATTTTCCGCCGTGACGGTTTTGCCAAGGCCGACCCAATCGATGGAACGGTCGATGGCGTCGCCGATCGACGGGACATTGTGACAAGCGATGCCGTGGCCGTGGTTCCAACCTAGACGATAGGCGCGCTCCAGATTGGAGTCGGCGGAATAGGCGGCGGGGATAGTTTCGGGGTAATTCATGGGATTTGATGCGTTGGGGTTTAGAATTGGGAGCGGAAAAAGAGCAGATAGAAAGCGGCGGCGGCGGCGGTGTAGATGGCGGTTTGAATGAGGAGGGATTTGATGCGGTTTTTCATGGGGGTTTAGGCGGTTTGAATCAGGCGGATCGTGAAATGGGCTTCATTGCCCTCGTCGTCGTCGCAAATGGGGATGCGTCGGTCGTCGCCGAAAATAGTTGCGTCGTCGTGGGCTTCCCAATCCCAATCCACGTCATCGAAACGGGATTGAATGAAGCGGCAAGCGGCTTCGACGTTGCAGACTTCAACGGTGGGGCATGTCTTCGTGGCAATCGAAAGGCCGATTGCGACGAGGATTTGTTGGGTTTCTTTGGGGGTGATTTGCATGACGGGGTGACGATAGGCCGGGGCGAGGCGTGGCGTCAACAAAGAAAAGTAAAATTTATTTTGGAACCTGGTTGAAGCCCACCGGTTGGGAAAACTGGGGGATGCGTCACGGTTGCAATCCATGCCGCCCGTCGCCAACCTCCAAGAATGACCGCCAAAGAATGGGAAAGGGCAAAGGCGCTGTACGTCTCGGGAAGAGGATGGAAAGCGATTGGAGAGCAACTGGGGCTAAACGTTGACACTCTGAAAAGCAAGGCGTCACGGGAAGGGGTGACAAAATTGAGAAAAGAGACGGAAGCAATTCTCTCTTCAGAAATTTCTGTAAAGACAGAAAAGAGTCTTGAAGCGCTGTCCGCTTTGGTCCGCTCAAAGTTAGCCGCCGATGCCGCATCGACGCTTGAACGCATAGACAGCTACGCATTGGACGGAATCAAAGATGAATCGGTCCGCGAGACTATCCTTGGAAGCGTTGCGAAGCGTTCCGCTTTGGTTTTCGGGTGGAGTGAACAAGGGGAAACGGCTTCAGTCTCAATCAACCTACTGGGTTCAATGCCCGATCGAATCGCTGAGATTCAAGTGACGGGAGAACCGGAAACGAAGTAAACATAACTGTGATTGTGCAGCATTGGGTGCCTTATGGTTAACATAAGGAAAACTTATGTAACGACTGGCAAAAAGGATTGTTTTTCCTAGGGAATAGAAGGCAGACTGGCAGCGACCTGGCAGCCCCTTTGCGGGTAGGCTTCGTTTACGATACCCCCCTCAAAAATTTTCCGCCTTTTTGACCATGCTAAATAAAATTGAAATTGGTCAAACTATTACTCTCACCTACTGCGAGCAGAAGCTGGCCCACTTCGTCGCCAAGCATCGCAACGGAAACAATCGCCATTTCAATGTGGCGAATCTCAAAATCAGCGCAGAATCGCCACTGACCGTGGATTTGGAGGGGATAGCTGGCGAGATTGCTTTCTGCCGCCTGTTCAATGTCTACCCCGACCTAGATACGGATCGACCGCCACCGCATCCGTTTTACGACGCGACAATCCCTCCGCCGCCGGGCTATCGAATCGATGTGAAAACGACCAAGTACGACAATGGAAAGCTGATGGTGGATGCGCGGAAGGACAGCGCGAAAACCAACGCTATTGATTTCTATGTGCTGATGACGGGTACTTTCCCAGGTCCGTACACCTATCGCGGCATGATAGCGCGGGAGATAATCATCGCCCCGCATCGAATCGAGACGATCAAGGGTTACCGCTCGTACGTCGCCATCCAATCGGAGCTAGTGGCCAACCCTATGGATGCCACATTTTAATTGACGCGATAAGCGTTTCTATCGCTCCATCCCGCGTAACGACCTTAAGCAATGCACCCGCTTGGTCAGCGAGCGCAACCGTCTAAGCGGCAATGACACTCCGCATCGGAAGCAGGTTGGATAATCAGCCACCGTGTGGTGGATGGATGGCCAGCCGCCATAACGTCGGTCTAACGTCGGTTAATTTTTCATATCATGGCTTGTCCTAATGTCTTTAACGCCTTTGCGGTGGCTACCGAGTCGCTCGCTCAGGACGTTTACAAACGCGCCTCGTACCGCTCGATGTGGTTGAACCTCATTGAGCGCGGCGAGTATCCCCAGGGTACTGGTTTGACCCAGACCTCGTTCACCACGACCAGCATCGAGCCGACTTCGGCTGAAACTTGGTCGGCCATCACGTTGGCTACCGGCAACCCTGGCGACAACGGTGGCGCTTGCGATGTCACCTACAACGACGTTCCGGTCGGCTACAATGCCGTCACCTGGAGTCCTGAGCGTTTCGCGCTCAAGGGTCCGCTCCTGTGTAAGGACGATCTGACCTTCGACCATCGCGTCGAGGCGTTCTTGCGGGTGTATCTGGAGAAGCTCTCGATCCGCGCGCAGCGGTCGTGGGAAACCCGCTACCAGAACATTTTCGCCAAGTACGCCATCAAGGCGATTGCCGATTCGAGCTTTACCCAGACCGAGACGATTCCGGCTGGTGTGAATGAGTTCCCCTGGATCGATGGCGTTTCCACTGGTCAGGCGCTCAATCAGTCCACCTCCGAGCTGACGCAGGAGATGCTGGATGTCGCCGCCGCCACGCTGATCCGTAACGGTGCTACCAATCCTGATAGCTCCGGTTTCATCAGCTACAGCAGCGACGGTCCGGTGTTCCCGCTCTACATCGGTCTGGAGGCTTCTCAGCGTATCGCCCAGAACAACCCCGCGTTCCGCGACGATCTGCGCTATGCCGACATGGGCAGCGGCAGCGGTGCTGAGTTGCTCAAGCGCATCGGTGCGAATCGGGTGATTAAGAACTTCCGGCATGTGCCGAATCTGTTCCCGCCCCGCTTCACCTACGCTGGCGGCAAGTACACGCTGGTTCAGCCGTTCACCAGCTCCAGCGGCACCAAGGGTACGGTCTACAGCGTCAACCCGAGCTGGACTACTGCTCCGTACGAGGCGGCGTTCGTCGTCACCCCGTATGTGTTCAAGAGCCACATCGTCCGCCCCGTGAATCGGGTTGGCGACTTGGCCTGGATGCCGACCAACTACATGGGCGAGTGGCAGTGGGTGACTGGTGCCTACAAGCTCAACACCGATTGCGCCGATCCTCTCGACAAGAAGGGTCAGCATTACGCTGAGTTCATTCATGCTCCCGAGCCAATCTTCACTTCGCAGGGTATGACCATCATCTTCCGTCGGTGTACGGGAGCTTTGACCCAGATCATCTGCTCCTAAAAAGCAGTTGATTTCCTCGAGAATCCGCAGATCCGAAAGGGTTTGCGGATTTTTTGTGTCCACGCTTGACGAATCTATGCGATGTCCTATTTTTACTTCGCATGGACAACGATCCAAAACGTGGCGACGTACGCGAGGATGGGCTTGTCTGCTGGGGATACACCTGGAAGGACAAGGATGGGAATAAGCGATATCAGTGGCTGACGCCCGAACGATTCGCGGAGAAGATGGCCGACGATCGAAAAAGGTTGGCCAAGTACACGGCTGAAAATGCTGAAGCTATCCGGCTCAAGCAGGCTGAGAAATACGAGAAAAACAAGGAGTACTACAAAGCGAAGGCGAAGGAAAACCACGCTCAGAACCGAGAGCGGAATAATAAGCGAAACGCTGAGTACCAGCGCAAAAATGCTGATTATTTCAAGCGCAAGAAGAACGAATATCGCGCTGCAAATCGCGAGCGCGCTCGCCGCTGGAACAAACGCTATCGAGATGCTAATCGAAGCAAGATCAACGACAAGCTGCGCGAGCGTCGTAAAAACGATCCGTTTGTTAGACTCAAAGACGCCATTCGCGGCTCAGTTCGAGCGTATCTCGGCAGCAAGAAAACGCGACGGTCGGCCACGTTCGAGATTGTCGGATGCACGCCTGATTTCCTGCGCTCTCATCTTGAAAAACAATTCAAGCCGGGAATGACCTGGGAGAATTACGGCAGTCATTGGCATGTCGATCATCGCATTCCATTGGCCAGCGGAAACTCGCCAGAGGAGATTATGGGCCTGAGTCATTGGACGAATCTGCAACCTCTTGAGGCGCTGGAGAATTTGCTCAAGAGCGATAAAATGCCCCTTGCCATCGACGCATCCTAGTCTCAGCCTATCGACCGGATTGACTCATAGGTTGTTTGTCTAAAAGCCTCTATGTGAGGCAGCCCCTCATCGGCCCGAAAGGCTGGTGGGGGGTTTTTGATTGACAGCTTCAACCACGAAGTGATGCTCCCTTCATGCCGGTTTTTACTCTCCCCAAAGGCGTTGAGGTTCCTGAAAATCTCCAGGAAGGCGAAAAGTTTCAGACGATGGCCACGCTCACTCTGAAGAAGAATGGCAAGGCCGAATTGTGCGAGGTCGATGGCCAACCTCTCGCTGGTTACGAGGCGAAGGAAAGCGAGAAGGAGAGCGAAGGAACGATGAAGGAACACGGCATGGAGGAGAAGGGCGAGATGGTTCATGGCAAGGGCGGCGGACGCGAAGGTTTCATCGCCGAGGTGATGCGACGCGGCGCTGGTCCGATGGCCTAAATTCTAAACCGATATGGCGATTATCACATGCGATGAGGCTGAGACGCTGATCAACGAGGCGGCGTCGCTTGGATGTCGCTCGCCGTGGGAGGTTGAGCTGGCCAAGTTGGCTCTGGAGAATCGCATCGCAACGTATCTCGCTGGCGGCGGCGCGACGCGCGGCGCGTATCGGAGCGTGACGGCCAGCGGTAACGTGGTGAGCGGTGATTATCTCATCATCGCCGATGCTACCGCTGGTGCGATTACGATGACACTTCCTCCTGCGGCGCTGGTTCCCGGTCGGATCTATGCGTTCAAGCGGATCAACGCTGGCGCGAACGCGGTCATTATTGACGGTTACGCGGCGGAGACGATTGACGGTAATCTGACCCATACGCTGACTCCGCAGTGGAACAGCGTGACGATCATGTCCAACGGAGTCGCGTGGTTTATCCTAGCTGATCATTGATATGGCCAACATCTCCTGCGAACAAGCCTACAGCCTGATTTCTGAGGCTTACGGCGCTTCGTGCAAGAGTCCGCGCGAGCGCAATCTGCTGGAGATTGGCCTACTCTGGGAGGCGTCGATTCTTGGCGGAACGGCTGATATCACGGCGGATAACACGGTGATTACGGCTGATTCCACGATCATCACGGCGGA